TTAGCCGGCAGTGCCGGCGTGTTTCTTGAGGAGGCGCTCGGCGCGCTCCAGATCTTTCTTGCCACCGCAGCTGCTGTGCAGCTCGATCGCTCGTTTCAGCAGGTCGACACCGGCTTGCAACTGGCCCGGTTGCCCAGGGAGCTCATCGGTGATGTCCTCCACGGTGGCGCGGCCGAGCGCCAGGATCAGCTTTGCGCGGGCTTCGTCCGGCATGTCCTGGTCTTCGGTAAGTGTGGCGGTCTCGGTCAGGATCTCCCGCGGGAAGGTGCCACCGGCTTTTTGCGCTTTGAGGGCGGCAGTGGCTACTTCCTCGGCCACCAGGCAGCCAGTGGTGCGGTTGAATCGGTCGGGCATCAGCAGACCGTGTTTCAGGACGTATTCAGCAACCTGCAGACCACCCGTAAAGTCGCCGGCGTCGAAACGCCAGACCATCAGGGTGGTGAGCACATCGTCTTGGGCGCCCTGGCCAGCCGAGAGCACGCCGTCAACATAGGGCACGTATTCCGGCAGCATCTCGGCCTTGAGCTTCGCCTTGCCCTCCCGGGACTGCACCTGTTTCAGGCGGAACTGGTCCTGCTGCAACTTGGCAAGCATCACCTCGTAACCGGTGGCGCCATCCATCAGGGCGGCAGGGGCGACGGCTGCCGCCTCCTGGGCTGTGCGTTTTCGCAGCTGGGTGCGTTGGGCAAGGGTCAGGCTCATGGCTTAAGCCTCACTCGGGGCCGGGTAGGTCATGGCTTCGATGTTTTCAACCAGGGCCACGGCACCGAAGTCTTCAATGACGTAGGCGTCATTGCTGGACTGGTAGTCGGCGATACGGTCGAACTCCGGTTCGTCCTTGATGTGTCGACGGCGGGCGCCTTCCTGCCAGTAGATGGAAAGGTTCTTGAGGAAGGTGACCATTACGGTGCCTTCGGGGAAGAACGGGGCATCGACCACCGGCAGGCCGCCGAGTCGCGCGCGGCTGACGATTTCCTGAGCGGCGTTCTCTTCCTGGTTGGACGCGGCGCCTTTTTCAACGGCCTTGAGCAGCTTCTCGTGCATCAGATCGCGGCTTACCAGCACGACCAGGTCGGGGCGGGAACGATGCCAAGGCGAGAGCAGTTGGATAGCATCGAAGACCAGGCCGTCGATGGTCTGATAGTCGCCGCTGATCTCGGTATTGACGCCGGCCACCTTGATGACCTTGGTACCGCCGACGGTTACCTTGCCCGAACCTTGCACGCCTTCGTCGATGACTTGTGCAGGGGCAGAAGTGCGGATCTTCTGCAGCCAGCCGATGTTGACGTCCTGCAGGAGCGGGTTGGTGGCACGGTCGGTGGCTACCGCGGCGGTGGTGCCGTTGAAGCCGATCATGATGCGGTCGAGTGCTTGGCGATCGACGATGGCGTTGGTCAAACGCACCTGGAAGTCGGGGAACTTAGCCCAGGCATCGAGCAGCGAGTAGGGGAACGCGGTGTCGAAGTTGGTCTGCTTACAGGTGTAGCTGTCCTTGGTCAGTTGGGCGACATTGGCCGGGTTTCGACGGTTACCGCCGGCGGTGTTAGTGCGGCTGGCGACCGGGCCATTTACGCCAGCGAGCAGTGCTTCGCCTTCCTGATCGTTGACGCCGATCAGGTTGATGGCCTTGAGGAACAAGCTGGATTCCTGCATGGCACTTTCCAGCGTTTGCTGCACGCTGGGGGCGACGTTGAACTTCTCGGTGGCGCTGGCCACGCCATTGAGCAGAGCGATCTGCGCGGCCAGGGCGGTGAAAACTAGGCGGGTTGCGTTACGCATGGGGTGTTCTCCGGGGGCTAAGTTGGGTCAGAACTGGGTCAGCACTTTGCCGTCGCCGCCGGTGACGGATGGGCGATGCTTGTGACTGTGGTCTTCGGTTTCACCCAGGCGCTTAACCAGGTCGGTGAACTCTTTTTCCAGCTTCTCGAACTTGGTTTGCAGGTCCTGGCGGGCTCTCTGTTCAGCAGCGAAGGCGGTCGCTTGCTCGCTGCCATGGGTGGCCAGGCTTTCGATCAGTTCGCCCAGGGCGGCGAAGCTGGCGGCGTCCTTGCCATCCTTTTCCTTGCTCTTGCCGAGGAGTTCGCCAACTTTGTCCTTCAGCGCTGCGAACATGCCGGGGGTGTCGGTGACCTCCTCGAATTCCAGAGGGGTCTCTTCCGCAGCGGTGAACAGGTTGTCCTTGTCCTTTTTGCGGTTGGCAAAGGTGCCGTGTTGAGCACTGAAGGACAGCGCTTCGGTACCGAGGCTGGCCGGTGTGTCGGTGATGGCGAGGCCGACCAGGTAAGCCTTGCCGCTGTCGGCGAACTTCGGCTGTACCTCGATCGAGGTGTAAATCTTCTGACCGGCTTTGTTCAGGGCGAGCAGGGCGGCATTGGGCTCCAGCTGACCGAACAGGGCCAGCTTCTTCACGCCAGCAATCTCGACCTCTTCGGCTTTCAATGCCAACACGTCGCCGTAGGAGCCGAACTCACCCGCTGGCAAGTAGCTCTTGATGTGCTCGCAGTTGATCCGCGCGCCGTAGGTGTTTGGGCTGTAGGTGCTGGCCATGTCCTCGATCCAGCTGCGCTCGATGGTGCGACCGTCAGTGGTGGCGCCTTCAACGGCGATGCGAGTCCATTTGGAGCGGAATTTCTTGGCTGGGGTGTCGGTTTTGCCGGCCATGCTGGGAGTCCTCATTGCGGTGGCGTTGTGCCTGGCGATGAGGGCATGGTCGGCATCGCGCGATGGCGCGGCAACGTGGGGGAGTTGTAGCGGGGAGGCCTACAGGGCACGGAGATAGGGCCGCGCGCGCGCGAACGGCAGCATCTGCGGCATGAACGCTATCGTCGACCTACCTACCGATCACCGCCGGCATGCCAAGCACCTGTATTGGCAGGGCTACCGCGTGTGCGAAATCGCCGAGCTGATCGGCGAGAAGGAGAAAACTCTTCACAGCTGGAAGACCCGCGACGAATGGGACCGGGCCACGCCTTTGCAGCGAATCCAGGCGGCTACCGAGGCGCGCCTGGTGCAACTGCTCCTCAAGGACCCCAAGTCGGGAACGGATTTCAAGGAAATCGATCTGCTTGGCCGGCAACTGGAGCGGCAGGCCCGGATCCAGCGCTACCAGGAGGGCGGAACCGAGACGGATCTCAACCCTGAGCTGGCCAAGCGCAACGCCGGGGAGAAGCGTAAGCCCAAACGCAACGACATCCCAGAGGAACTGGTCGAGAAGCTGGTCGAGGCATTTCTAGAAGGGTGCTTCGACTACCAGAAAGATTGGTACCGGGCGGGTAATCAGCGCACCCGTGCCATTCTGAAAAGTCGGCAGATCGGGGCAACCTTTTACTTTGCCCGGGAGGCCTTGATCGATGCGCTGACAACCGGGCGCAACCAGATTTTCCTGTCGGCCAGCAAGGCCCAGGCGCATATCTTCAAGGCCTACATCCAGGCGTTCGCCCGCGAAACGGTTGGGGTTGAGCTCACCGGCGACCCGATCATCTTGCCCAACGGGGCTGAGATGCATTTCCTCGGTACCAACGCCAGGACTGCCCAGGGCTACCACGGCAATTTCTACTTCGACGAATTCTTCTGGACCTTCAAGTTCAACGAGCTGAACAAGGTCGCCTCCGGTATGGCGATGCAGAAACAGTACCGCCGGACCTACTTCTCGACCCCGAGCTCGATGGCGCATGAGGCGTACACCTTCTGGACTGGCGAGCGCTTCAACAAGGGCAAGCCAACTGCTCAGCAGTTGAAACTGGACGTCAGCCATGACGCGTTGCAGCAGGGCAAGCTCTGCGACGACCGAATTTGGCGCCAGATCGTCACCATCCTGGACGCAGAAGAGCGGGGCTGCGACCTGTTCGACATCGATGAGCTGCGGCTTGAATACGATGCCGCGGCATTCCAGAACCTACTGATGTGCCAATTCGTCGACGACGGCGCGAGCATCTTCCCGCTGAATATGCTGCAGCCCTGCATGGTGGACAGCTGGTCGATCTGGGAGGACTACCAGCCATTCGCGGCCAGACCATTTGCCGATCGGCAGGTCTGGGTCGGGTACGACCCCGCCGAATCAGGCGATACCGCTGGTCTGATCGTGGTGGCACCACCGCTGGTACCGGGTGGCAAGTTCCGGGTCCTGGAGCGGCACCAGTTCCGGGGGATGGACTTCACCGCTCAGGCCGAGACCATCCGGCAGGTGACGCGCCGCTACTGGGTCACCTACATCGGGATCGACACCACCGGACTGGGTAGCGCCGTTGCGCAGCTGGTGCGCCAATTCTTCCCCGCCCTGCGCACGTTCTCCTACAGCCCTGAGGTGAAGACGCGCCTGGTGATGAAGGCCTGGGATGTGATCAGCAAGGGGCGGCTCGAATTCGACGCGGGGTGGACTGACCTGGCCCAGTCACTGATGGCCATCCGCAAGACCGTCACCCCAGGCGGGCGGCAGTTCACTTATACCGCCGGGCGCACCGACAACACCGGCCATGCCGATTTGGCGTGGGCACTCTTTCACGCATTGCACAACGAGCCGCTGGAGGGCCAGACCGTGGCCAACACCGGCATCATGGAGATCTATTGATGAACAGCCCCCAGGAACAGGCCACCGTGCCGCAACCAACCGAAGGTGAGCTTCTGGCACAGACCGGGGGCGGGCAGTCGATGGCGTTCACCTTTGGTGATCCGGTACCGGTGCTTGATGGCCGGGAGATTCTCGACTACCTGGAGTGCTGGTCAAACGGCCGATGGTATGAGCCGCCGGTGTCGCTGGACGGACTGGCGAAGTCATCGAAGGCAAGCGTCTACCTGCAGTCGGGCCTGATCTTCAAGCGCAACGCGCTGGCCCGCACGTTCATACCGCACCGGCTACTGAGCCGGCAGGCCTTCGAGCAAATCGTCATGGACTGGGGCTGGTCGGGCAACCTCTACCTGGAGAAGCGCGACAATATGCTGCGCCAGGCGATCGGTCTGCAGCCCTGCCTGGCCAAGTACATGCGCAGGGGTACAGACCTGGCCACCTACTACCAAGTGCGGGGGTGGAAGGATGAACACGAATTCAAGGCGGGGAGCGTGTGCCACCTGCGGGTGGCGGATATCAACCAGGAGATCTACGGCCTACCCGAATGGCTCCCGGCCTTGCAGAGCGCTCTACTCAACGAGAGTGCCACCCTGTTCCGGCGCAAGTACTACCAGAACGGCAGTCATGCCGGATTCATCATGTACATGACCGATGCCGCCCAGAACGAGGACTTCGTCAACGACCTGCGCACGGCGATGAAGAACAGCAAGGGGCCGGGCAACTTCCGCAACCTGTTCATGTACGCACCAGGTGGGAAGAAGGATGGCCTGCAGTTGATCCCAATCAGTGAGGTGGCGGCGAAGGACGACTTCGGCGCGATCAAGAACATCAGCCGCGACGACCAGCTCGCCATGCTCCGCATCCCGCCGCAGTTGATGGGGGTTGTACCGCAGAATGCTGGGGGGTTTGGTTCAATTAGAGACGCATCGGAGGTATGGGCCATCAACGAGTTGGAACCGGAACAGGCCAGGCTTAAGCAGGTCAATGATTGGTTGGGGGAAGAAATTGTCCGATTTCAATGTTTCGAATTGCAAAAAAAATAAGGTGGCTGAAATTGCAAGTTATAAGCCGCCTCTGGTGCGGCTTATTGAGTTTCAAGGTGTTTATTCTAGTTGTTCTTTTTGTTTGTTTATTATTTTGGTTATGGTTGCATAGGCTTTCTCTGGTGCAAGTTCTTTGCTTTGAGGGGTTACTTGTAAAAATTCTGACTCTAGTATTGGGTGTGGGGTGTCGTTCTTGGTGTTTGTGTATATAATTTGGAGGGATGGCTTGTTTCCAATTTTTTTAATCAAATTTTGCTTTCTTGTGTCTGAAAGTGTTTTTCCATTTCTATATGCGATTAAGAAAAAGTTGGACAGGGGAATTGGTCTAGGGCTATCAAGTGTTCCTTCCATTGGCCCCATGCCACCCTCAATTCCCTTGTCTCGGAAGTAACTGTCAATTTCTTTGGATATTCCTGATGGTGTAGAGTTGTATTCGTCTAGTAAAAATGTGCAGTACTTCATCCCGGTCCATTTTTTATATTCGAATGCCTCGGGTTCAAGGTTGTCGCTCGGGAGACAAGCTTCAGAAAATATTCTACCTATAGGTGTAATGTTTTCGTCGCTAATTAAAGATTTCAATTTTAAGAAGGCGCTATCTATCCCTTTCGCGCTATATGGGTCTTCGGCCGTGATAGCTTCTGTTGGGCTGCGGTTGCCTGGGCCTGTCGAAGGGATGATGTCTCCTCGGCTTAGGACGTATACCCTTGCTAGTAAGTCTAGCTGGTCCCAGTTTATCTCCTTTAAAGTCAAGATGAGGTGTCTGCGTAGTTCCTTTGGAACAGTATTTCTAGCGATAGCTTTAGCAAGATTTCCGTAGATCGCGGTCTTTTTATCTTCAATCTCAGCTAGGCAGGCTTGTAGCAAAGCGTGATATTCTGCAATCTCTAGCGTACTTTCCAGAATCGACTCATCTAGCTGGTCGTTATCATTAAGAAGGAGTTTTCGATGAAATTCATATATTTTTGATTCGCTCCGATCTGTAAAGTATTTCCTGATGGAGTCTGCCCCAAATTTGGCAAAAGAGTAAATGGCGCCTTCTAATGGCGTTGCCCCTATAGAAAGTCCGGTAGTTACAATTAGGTCTGCTATTTTTAGTGGTTGATTGCTTTTTGAGGATTTTAGCAGGTCTGCCAGCGTTTTATTGTTCTTGATCGTCATCTCTACTTTCCATAGGTTTCAGGTCGGGCCCGTCAGTCAACTGCTGGTAGGGCAGATTGCAAAAATCAGGAATTGCAATAAAACGACTCAAAAAACATTGCCTCTTCTTTCCGGCTGCTGAAGATTAGTGAGGAGAGATTACCCCCGAAGCTCTGAATGGAACCTAGTGCCAACTCGTACCTCCGAGACACCTGCGGGCTATATGTGCCGGCTATAAGAAAAATGATAATCGCAAGACGACAAAAACCCGCCGTGGCGGGTTTCGGTGTGGGCCCCGATTTAACTAAAGACCCGTTATGCGCAGTCGCAGGGCCTATTCCTGGCGCACCAACTGGCACTGGGTCATCAACTGGTCCGGCATGTCGTCGCGGGTCACGGTCAGCCCGTCCAAGCGCCCAGCTGGCTCGCCGTTGTAGTGGAACACCGTGCCGTCGATCAACCCCACTTCCCAATCGCCCTCGAAATAGCGGCCCTTGCGCAGCTCGCCGATCTTGATGCCCTCGGGGTCAAGCAGGTCATAGCTACCCTGCGGGTCGTATTGCTCACTCAT